GTATGAGCATTATATTGTTCTACAAATTGATCTGATACGGTCCATGTATTATCATCACCCAACAATGCTTTGCGTGTGTTAGCTTCAAACATATCATACTCCCTATTCTTTGTTTGCTGAATCCAAGCAAATGCTAAAAGCACATAAAGAATAATAGTATTATCTGTCACTGTGTTACATGAACCTGAGGGATTTCCCAATTGCTTAAAAATAAGCACACCCTCTGGAGTTATTATTATAGTGTTTATCAAATTCCGATAATACACACGAAAACGCCACAAATTTTCTGGTGTTTTATCTTCATCCCGCAACATATCCCACCGTAGAGAACAACAACCCCATAACAAAAAATCGCGTAGTGAGGAATCATATTGGCTCTCATCTAAGGCAAAGCCATTTTTAAAAACAGATAGCTTTATAAACAAACGATGCCAGTTTCCATGCAATGGAGACATTCCAATTGCAGAACTGTTTTGCAAGTAACTATCAATAAGTTTGTCATTCATATCACCAAATAAACGTATCCCATGGATGGTAGCTTCCATAGGCATGGCTGTGAAGGTGCGAATACTATTTTGAAGAATTTTTTCTTTAGGTCTAAGTTCTTCCTTCAATGATGAGGTAGCTATGCACGACCACCAAGGTGCTTTTAAATTCTCCCAATCATGTTCTATCCACTGTTCGAAACTTGGAATAGAATCTAAAACATCCTTTTTCTTAGGAAATTTAATGTTAAAAGGATATCCACTAGATGTTGTTTTATCTAAACGAGCAATGGCTTCTGCAGCACTTAAAATGCTTGAATTTTGCATACATGCAAATTCACGACGAGCAAAAGACCATGCAAGGTTCAAATCCTCAACATCTTGTTCTGTTAATGGAAGAATTGGTTTAGCATACTTGGCCAAAGATTGATAAGAAGCTGCCTCATTTGGAACAGGCATGTCCCAAGAAGTTGGAACTTCCTTTCCTATAATTTCTAAATATTCCGCAACATAGGGATCAGCGCACCTCTTATTCACATAGCGGGGAAAACGCTTAACAGCACCAAAAACGGGAAAATAATCCATGGGAAGAAACTTCAAGTGCTCTTCAGAAATAGGAACATTCTCTTCTATTAACGGCCCCTCCGTTAGTCTTAGCGTTGAAAAACGCTGTATAAGACTGCGGCGAATTACTGAAGAGGGTGGGGCCCAGAGGGAAAATCCGAGCCCGCAACAAGAACACTATCTGAAACATCAGTAATCATTTTCTCTGTTAAAGGGGAAAAACATCCAAAATTTAAACCATCACCATGGGTCCAAAAACCAAATACATGGCCATCTTCCCCAACTACCGGGCCAGCACAATCTCCAGGGCGTGTACGTGCACTACACCAACCTTTAGGACTGGCAAAACCATTCATAACACTCAAAACTTTATCTGAGCCAAAACCATAAATAGAAACAACCTGTGATTTAGGACAAACCCGTAAACTAGCTTTCTTTAATGGTGTGGGAACTCCATTAACTGTAAACGTGGCAATTTGATCGTTTAGTATTGTAAGGGTTTTATTATCCAATTCTACAGTTCGCATATCATTAGAAATATGATACTTCGCTGTTAAATTAACATCCAAAGCATGATTTACAACGAACAACTTGTTCCCAACTAAAGTACTGGAACAAATGTATTCACCATTTCGGAAAAAACGATAAACAGCGTTGGAAATCTTACTTGGTTGATAGGCTTGTTTGCGA